AGGGGGGCGCCAACCGTGGCGATTCTTCGCCACCATGTCGTGCGTATTGTTCTCTGGAGAGCCGACGAAAAGATGATCAACATTGACGCAAGAAGGGTTATCGCACTTATGCAGCACTAGGATTTCAGGCGACAGATCGCCCCGTTCTAGCAGCCACGCGGCACGATGAGCCGTGGTTCGTACGTTCTTACCCTTGATCTTGCCGATCAGGATCGTGCCGTAACCACGTTTCGTTTTTGACCCCAGCCAATTGATGCAACCATTTGCATCTGGCTTGGCACACTTCACGGAAAATCGCTGCAGAAGGCTTTCAGAAGCATCTGCCATGGTGAGACCGGGGCTATTGATGGTCATAGCCAGCACCTCACCGGTTCTTCCCCGCTGCACGCTCGGCCTGACGGTGGGCGCGCAGTTCTGCGAAGTTCATCTGCGACGGATCTTTTGCAACCGTCGTGGACTTGCCTTCGAGTGGGGTAATCGGTGCGGGCGCTCTGGAGACTTGCGTCGAAGCGGCCGGAGCGCCTTTGTCAGGCGTCTCAGTCTTCTTTGCGAACAGCTTGTCTTCCAGTTTGCCGAGTTCCGCGAATGCGCGGATCGGCGACAGTTTTGCGATACGGTCGAATAGCGCGCGATCTTTCGAGAGCTCGTAGCCCAGGCGGGCTCCGTTCTCGCTATCCACGAGGTACGCCTGCATGTGGTGAGGAACTTCCCAATCAGCCGCCTCGACTACTTCGTAGTAGTCGGGGATCTCTTTGGCCGTGGCTACAATTCGCTCGGCGAACTGCTGCTGCACGGTCTCGATCTGCTGCTTGGTGGTGTTCTTCGCCTGCTCTGCGCTCTCGGCCTTTTTGGCCTGCGCTACTTCGTACTTCGTGAGTGCTTTCGCGTACTCACCAACCGTTTTGAAGTCTTCCGGCTTGGGTTCATCACCCTCGCTGGAATCGGGCCCTGACTTCGGATTCTTCAGCGCATCAAGTTCGCGCTGAAGTTGGTCTGCCCTCGCCTCTGCCGCTTTACGATCGCGATACTCGTCGCGAGCGAACTCTTCGGCCTCTTTCATCACCAAATGCTTGGCCTTGATTTTCCGCGCAGCTTCGTGCGGGAGATCATCGCCCCATCGTTCATCCTTGACCGCTTTCCTCCACTTGTCCTCAGTCGCTGCGGAATCGTCCGCCTTGCCTGCGGCCTGCGCCGCCGTGTCGTCAGGCTTTGGAGCCTGCGTTTCCTCTGTCTTCACGAACTTGCCATCCGGACCACGGGCAGTTTCTTTCGCTGCTTCTGTGGCCTTTGCGCTGTCAGCCACGGCAGTGGCCGTTGCTTTCGCTGAATCAGCCGCGGCCTGCTCGACTGCAACCGGCGCCTTGAACTCCGGAACCGAGCGGTTCTGGATAAGCTCCTGGATGTTCTCGTTCGTGACGACCTGAACCATCTACATCACCCTGCGCCGTTCGGGCGCCGATCTTTCGTGCCGCTCTCAATCAGCGAGCGGGCGGCGCGTTCATCGCCTTCCGCCTCTGCACGCGTATTGAGCAACTGGGTGGCGCCATGGATCTCCGCGACATCGCGAGAGGTGGCCGCCTTGGAATCCTCGACGTGAACCTTCGTGCTGTTGTCAATGCCGGCAATCTGAAGCTTCGTTGCGTTGTCCTTGTCGGTCTTCTGCTGCGTGCTCTCGACGCGCATCTGCTCTTTGGACTGGCCGTACTTGATTTCGAGCATGGCCTGCTGAAGCTGCTCGTCCTTCTGCTTCATCTGCGCCTGCAGCGAGCCGATGATGGTCTGTGCCTGCTTGGGCAGCCCTTCCATGATCTTGTCGAGGGCACCTGGGATCGTGACGGCAATGCGATCAGCCACCTCATCGGCACCCGGAAAGTCCATATTGCGCACGATGATGTCGCCGCTCGTGGCCGCCACCTGCTCGCCCAATGGCGTGCCCAGTAGCTCCAGCATCGATTCGGCGGCTTCCTCGCGCTTGGTCGCGTAGCCGGGCCCGGTATCCATCACCACGTCATAGCGACCCACGGTGAGGTCGTTCTTGATCGTCATGACTGCGGGGTCTTCAGGCGATGGTGTTGGTTTGTTGATGCCCACCATCTGCGGCACGCCATCATCACCGATGATCCTCTGCATCCGGGCCGTGTCGTAGTAGTACGGGATCAGCTCGAGCAGGATGGAACCGGTCCACGCGATTGCCAGGGTCTGGTTGTCGTAGTACTGAAAGTGCGTGAGATCCTGCATGCCCTGCCGGCGCTGCAGGTATTTGTTGCCGCTCACCACGCGCGCGGAGATCTCGGGATTCTCCTGCGGCATTCCAGCCACGGACATGAGGTCGTGCTCGGCGCCAGATGCCGCCTCGGTCATGCCGGCCTCAACAGCGGCTGGCGGAATGCGCTGTGGTGGCGGCAGCGCAGTCAATCCATCAGGCCCTGCAATAGGCTTGTAGACGAGCGTGGAATAGCTCTTCTGGTTGGCGTCATTCCACTCGGGGTGGCCTTCGATCTGCCCCTCTGCGACCACCCACGGAGCTTTCGGCGTCAATGCGTAGCGCTCGGTCTGTGCCGTGCGCCAGTAGTTGAACATCTGCGCGGGGTCTTTCAGGTCTTCGACCATGCCCTTACGCAGCACTCGCCCGTTCACATCGAGGACATTGCCCTCACAGCGAATCACCGGAATAAAGCGGCCAGGAATTACACGCCTGTCGATGACAGTGCAGCCGTTCAGGCGGAACCATTGCACCTCACGGCGTGTGGTGGGCCGTTCGGCCACGATGGTCAGCCCCACCGCATCGATCACGGCCTTGTCAACAAGTTCAGAGCGCAGCTTCACTGAACCGTCACTGAATTTCACGAGCGTGTCGCGCACCTCGTGGATGCGGTAGTACTCCGCAAGGCGCAGCTCTTCCTTGCTCTCCCAGTCGGTGACCATGTCGCCGGGCGCGTCGGTATAGCGCCACTCGACGTTGTCCGCCTTCGGGTACTTCCGCTTGTACTCCGGGCGCTTCATCGTCTCGGAGATGATGCACCAGCCCTGATCTTCCCCCGCCGGCATGGCTGCTGAAGGGTCCATGTACACCGTGAAGGTGTTGCGGATCGCCAGAATCCGCAGCTCCTGGTCAAAGCTGCGCTCATCCAGGTACTGACTGACAATGCGCCAGTAGCCCCAGCCGATATTGATCGCGCTCTCAACGCCCATGTCATACGCTACGGAGGCATTGGAGAGCGTTTCGATGTGACGGATCAGGCCATTGGCCGTGGCCGCGGTGTCCACATCCGCCCCATCGCCTACCGGATGGCACTTGATGCGCGGGCGCTGCTGGCGGAGCGTGTTCGCAAGGCGCGCACAGAACGTGTTCGTGTGATTGATCGTGAGGGCTGGCCGGCCATCGATCTTGCGCACATTGCGCACATCGGCATCCCACTGCTCACCCCAGCGGAACTTCAGGGCATCGATGCCCTTGATGCGGTTCTCAGACTCGGCCGCAACCGCGATACGCAGGCGCTCGGCGCACTCACGCCAGATGCCTTCGTCGCTGGTGGCGTCCTTGTCGAAGTCTGAGGGCTGGGCGGTCACAAATCACACCCGCTCACATCCGGAGTGATACTACGAACATCCTGAGGCAAAAAAGACCAGCCCATTGAGAAGCCGCGCTTCCCACGCCATTTCAGAACGCGCTGCCCCCACCGTTCTTCATCCATGCAAATGTCGTATCCATAGCCCCAACTTGGAAGCCGGAGCATGAATGCGTCGTAATACTCGCCATCCTTCCAGTCCTGCACGCTGAAATAATGGAACCAGCGCGCAGATGGGAAATCGATCAGCGTTCCTTTGGAGTAACGCTTCACGCCAGCTCCCTGAACGCTCGTGCAAGCTCCAGCATCGTCAGATTCACCCCGCGCTGGATCTCGTCCACCCGCGAGTGGCTGTCCATCTGGCCGATGCGAACCGTCGCGGCTTCCTCAAGCTGACGAGCTGCATCCTCACCGAGTTTTTGCCAGCGCTCGATCTCCTTGGCGGCTGTGATCAGCGCGGCCTTCACGTTGAGCGGCGTGGTCTTCGGGCAGTTCTGCTCCAGATCGCGGAGCATGGCGGCGGTGTTGACCGGCTGGTCCGTGTATTCGTGATTGGGGACCATGAACGTCATGACATCCACGCGCTGCGGCCCTGCGCCTGACGGCGAGGCGCAATGACTTCGGGTTCGGCTTTGGGCTTGATGATGTCCGGGAACAGATCGCTCATTCCCCAGATCATTGCGTCCGCACGATTCGGGCTGTGATCGCCCATGAATCCATGGGTCGTGAAGCCGTGAAGCTCTTCTTCGAGAGCCATCATCTGGCCGACGATGCGCACACGACCGGTCTCGCATAGGCCGGCGATGGGCTCAGCCCTCACAGCCTTACCGCGGCTCGCGGTGACTGCCCGAAAGGGTGTGCGAGCCCGAGCGCTGTGAATCACGCTCTTGACCATGGCGCCGCCGTAGTTGACCTCAGCGACGATCGTATTGGCCTGGTGCCGCTCAGAGGCCTGCGTGGCGACGCGGCCCCAGGTGGCTGGGCCTGCCTTACAGGTCAGGTCTTCGAGCACATAGCCATTGCCATCGATGCCGAGTCCGCACACAACGATGCCGATCTCGTCGTTATCTTGGTTGTCGGTGTCATCGGCTCCGGACGGATCGATTGCCACGACCACGCGAAGCATCTCGGGCAGCTCATCATCGATGACACGCCACTTATCGAGCTGCTCGTCAACAAACAGCGCGTTGGGCGCAGTCTCGCGAAACTCGCCCTTGAGGAACCGTTTCTGCAAGCGCGCAGGCAGACCCTTGAGGGTCTCAATGTACTCCGCGCCCAGGTTCTCCCGGTTGTCTTCCGGGTTGAGCTGCATGCAGGCGTAGCGCTCGGGATTGGAGAGCGAGCCCTTGCTATCCGGATCGACCTTCAGCTTGAACATTTTGTATGTCCAATGGCCTTTGTCCGGCGGGTTCTCGTCGTAGTACATCTTGAGCGGCAGCGGACGAGAACGCCGTGCATCCTCCTGCCCCCGCATGCGCTCATCCTCGTGGATCAGCTGGGCAAGGCGAGTGACCGCAGTATTGCGAGACCCCAAGGGAATCTGGCTGCACTCGTTCAGGTGCATCGTTGCGTATTCATTGCCCAGGATTTTTTCGGTGCGTTCCTTGTCGTCAAGGCCACCGAACCAGTACTCAGCCCCATTCGGAAAGCTTGCATACAGGTCGCTCTTGTTGAGCTCGTACTGCACGTTGGGAAAGCACAACCGCATTACCTTGGGGAAGGTATCGAGAACGATGCTCGACTTGATGTGGCCAAGGCGATATCGCAGCGAGACATGGCGACTACCCGGTGCCTTCAGTGCTCGCACACAGATCGCACGGACGATCAGGAACGTCTTGCCGCTGCGGGAGCCGCCGAACAGCATGATGTGCTGGGCTGGTGAGGCGAGCAGCCGGTTCGCCTCCTCCTGCTTGCTGGTGAGGCTAAAGGTCTGCATCGGTCGACGAGATGATGATCGGCAGCGCAACCTTGCCGCTGTGCTCGACGGCTGCAAGGCGCGGGTGCACATACGGCGCTGCGTTCTTGGCTGCATCGGCGCGGAGCGGCAGTGGCTGACCCTCGTCACGCATGAGGTGAAGCATGAAGTCGAGGGGGCTGAGACCGCTGGCGGCGACAGCAGCAGCCTTCTCGGCTGTTGCTTTGTTGGGTACGCCCTTTGCGCGTCCGCCTGTTTTGCGTCCGAGCGCCACATCTATTGCCCGTCTACTTTGGAAGAGGCTGAGTGGTCGAGTAGAGACAGCATCGGAGCAAGAATGCGCTCGCTGAACATGGCGTCGGTCCATGCCAAATCGCTTTCGGTGAACATCGCATCAACGTAGTGAAAGCCTGTGGCAACGCGGATCGCGACAGCATCATCGGGAGGGGTATGCCAGTTTCCCTCTTCATCCTGATACGGAAACATAGGGAAACTGGCGGCGAAGCGGACTCCCGCCGGAACGAGGGGCTGGAACCGCGCGATGATTTCCTGGGCAGTCATGCCGCCCTCAAGTCATCTCGGACGATGCACACGTCCCGCTCAGTGCACACGATGTGCATCACGCCGTTGTAGATCACCTCGACAAACTGATAGCCCTTGCCGTCGTACTGGTTGAGGCCACCGAGTTCCACAACATCGCCGACCTTCACCTCGGTCGGACGGAAGCGCTTGGAGTAGTCCATCTGGGCGCGCTTGCCCTGCGCGTTCGGCTTGTACTTGATCGGGTTGTGGCCAGCGCCTACCAAAACGATCACGCCTCTCAGGGGCCGTCCATAGCGCACAACCTCGAGGATCTCGCTGGGCTTCCAGTCGAGGGGCTTCACGAGGATGCGATCGCCCATCATGCGCAATGTGCCGTTGATGATTTCCATCAATGGCTCCCGTTCACGAGTGAGAGCCGAACGCCACCAGCGATGGTGTCTTCAGCGGGCTTTGCGCAGTCCCAGTCGACGGGGCGGTTCAGGGCCAGCTGGAAGTGATCGCAACCGCGGCCACAGGCCCTGTGTTTTGCGTACCAGTCGTCGATGCGCTTGAGATTCGGCGCCATGTACGGAACATCGTTGCCAAGGCGCTCACCGATGACGATTGCGTCCTCGAGCCGAGGGTGATGCGAGCACACGAGGAACAGCCGGTTCGCGCTCATCGCTTCGGCCTTGGGCGCTTGGGCTTCAGGATGTCGCAGAGCTTCATGGCCCGATCGCGATGGTGACCGTGATGTTGGTCGGCGGATTCGGAACGGTGAGCGGAAGTGTCTTGCTGGCCTCTGCGCTCAAGTCGCTGCATCCAGCAGCATTACAAGCCTTCACGCGGGCGAATATCGTCGCTCCTGGAGAAGCCGTGACAGTCTGCGTAGTTGTCGTAGCGCTTCCAGTAATCGTTGCTGCGGTGTTTGAGGCGATGCTCGAAGTAGCAATCCAGACCTGGTAACTGGTGATTGCCTGCGCACCCGTGAGGGGCGAGCTGTCAGTCGCGGTGGTCGGCGCATTCCACGCGATGGTGGCTGTCGCGGCATGCGCAAGCAGCGGAAGAAAAACAGCAACGAGAGCAATCGGCAGCCAGCGCAGGATTTTCATCAGCCCTCCAGATCACAGAGGGCTACCTATTTACTACTCCGGATTGTTCACCCGCAACGAAGTATCGGTATTATTTTTGGTTTCACGTGAAACTTTCACACGGGCGCCCTTCCGCACGAGCGACGCAATCCATCGCTCACTGACATCAAACTCGTGCGCGAGAGCGGCATTCGTCGGGAACATGCTCAAGCGCCTTTCGACTTCGCGGCGCCTTACGACCGAGTCGATGATGAAGTCGCGCTCAGCATCCGACAGTTTGCGCCGCCCGCTCACGTGATCTTCCCTCCCAATGCCCGTACAGCCTCGTCGAGTGTTTTCACGATTGGCACGCGCCATGCGGCCAGCATCTCGAGCTGTGAATCTTTGCGTCTGCGCTTGTAGTGGCCGCTCTCGACCTCCAGGAGCTCGTAACGACCGGTCGCGCGGTGTCGGCACAGCAGGTCTGGCAACTCCTCGCTGCTGAGACGTACGCACTCCCAGCCAATCGCGTCGAGACCTTCGACGATGCCGGGTTCACTGAGGTCGCGACGAGGGGCATACTTCGGCC